TGCAGATTTTCCGTAATTCGTATGCTGTGACCAGAACTGCTACTATGGTTTCTACTAATGAAGGAGATCTGCTGCAGCGTGTTAAGCGTGAATGTTTGTTGTTTCATACTGAAGATATTGAACGGTCTATTTTGCTTGGTGTTAGAGCTGAAGGTAATATTGCTAATCAGCCGTTTAGGTCTTTTGACGGTATTTTGCGCCAGTTAGATATGAATAATGCGTCTCCTGCTGGTGGTATTTTGACTGAGCGTGCGTTGAATAATTTCTTTGAGCGTGTGTTCTCGGTTAAGATGCGTGGTTCTAATACTAATGAGCGTATTGGTATTTGTGGTTCTAGGTGGCTGACTTTGTTTAATGATATGGTTAAGCAGTCTAGCTTCTTTGAACGCACTGTTACTGATAGTGTTTACGGTATGGATTATACTACGTATCTTACGCCGCATGGTAAAATTACCTTTATTCCACATCAGTTATTTAATACTATGCCTGGACGTGAAGCTGATCTTGTTGTCTTGCATCCTGATTCTGTGCATCTTTACTATATGTATGAAGGACAGGAAGAAGATAGGGATTCGAATCCGCGTCTTGCTAATGGTATTGATGGCACCATTGGTGGTCTTGTTACTGAGATGGGAATGATCCTTAAAGGTAGGGCTACTTGCGGTATGCTTACTGGTGTTACTTCTGTGCGCGGCACTGCTATTAATGTGCATCACGTGTAAACTAAAATTTAGGAGGGGATTAATTTCCCCTCCTTCATAGACGAGGATATAGCTATGACTTTTAAACTTGGTAAACAGCCTGAAGTGCTTTCTGGAGATTTCACTAATAAGGTTGATGAGCATCAGACTGATCTTAGGCAATCTGATAGCGGGGAAGAGGCTTTTCTTAAGCGAGAGCAGCCTCTTGGGCCTGCTATTAATGAAATAGAAGAAGAGCCTAGCGTTGCTTCTGAAGAACATGATTGTCTTGAGGTGAGTAAAGATAATCCTAATGAATATGTTATGCCGCAGTATTTTGTTCAGCGGTATAATCGGTTTGACTTTACTTATCCGTATCTTGACAAAAATGGAGAAGAAAAAGAAATTGTCTTCACTGGTGGGCAGTATATTACTAAGGATGTGAAAATTGCTACTATGCTTAGGAATGATATTCTTAGGCCTGGTGGCATTGGGCATCTTATCGAAGATATAACTGAAGAACAGTTTCGTAAATGGAAGGCTGGTGCTGACCAGTATGCTCATATTAGAGCTAAAAGTGGTTTCTTTAATGCGAAAGATGCTAAAGTTAGCGCTCAGGTTGCTCGTATTAAAGAACTTGAAAATAAAATTAAGGCACTTGGCGGTGAAGTCTGATGAGAACTTTTTCTGAGGTAGTAGATCAAGTTGTTATTGAAACACGAAAACCAACACATTTAGCTACTATTATTAGAATAACTAATAAGATCATAAAGGAGTTAAGGACTAATTATCCTTCTCCTTATGATCTTGTTGAAATGCTTGTGCATAGCGGTGATCCAGAGCATGAATGCCCCTATATTATTGATATTCCTTGTGATTATCGTGATATGCGTGCTGTTATGTATTCGGATTGCCTATTCGTTAAGTATCGTCCGCCAGGATTAGTGCAGAAGTTAGACAAAGCTTTTTGGTATCAGTCTGGTAATAAGCTTGTTTTTACTGGGATGGCTCCTTGGGATTCTATTAAGATTGCTTATTATAAGGCTTTTGTTCCATATACATATCGCAAAGAATGTGATAGGCAGATTAAGAGTAATAGTGATGGATGTTCTTTCAGTTTTCGTGCCGCTGCTGATGATAGTTGGGCTCCTTTGGATTTTAATGACCCTAATCAAGTTGCTAGGCTTGGAAGGCATGTTGACTGGGTGCTGCAAAAATTTCCGGAAGTTGTTGTAGACGGTGTTATCGCTGATTTTAATAATCAGTATGGTGATCCTCAAATTGGCAGAAGTGTTTATCAAGCTTTTACAAGAGGAAAAGATGAAATTAGGCGTAGTCAGCGAACGCATTTAATTGGAGAGCACTAATGGCTTCTGTTGTTGAAATCTCTGGTATTAATCCACCAGTTAAAAGTAAGATTAATACACTTAATGTATTTGCTATAATAGCTCATGCATTTATACAAGGGTTAGCACTGTTTGACTATATTGCTATGCAGGAAGCGCTTAAATGGAATTTTTTGCTTGGCATTTTTGTTCATGTGCTAACAGCTATTTTTAGAACATGGTTTACGGAGAAGAAAATTGCCTTATCTCTGGATGATACTGATGAAGTTGGTGCGTAAATATTGGCTAATACTTGTTGCATTAGTCACTGCTTTAGCTTATGGATTTAAATTTGGGCGAGGAAATTTAGCTAAAAAAGAATTGAATGTTAGGAAAAAAGATGATAAACTCATTAAAAAAGCTAAGTCTGCCGCTATTCGTAGGGCTAAGTTTAAGCGGATGCGCCCTGACAGATACAGGAGAGACTGAAGCTAGGCGTGTGGTGATTGCTACTTTTGAGCCTATTCTTTATTCAAAGAAAGATACACCGTGGACTAAATGTCAAATTCAGCAATATAATGCTAAACTAGACGTTTTTTATGGACGTAAACCACAGCCTATAACTGAATGTAGTAAAAATGCAACACGCAACTGAAACTATTATAGATTTTCTTGGACTTCAGCCTGCATTTTCTAATATACAGTTAGTAAAACCCTCTGTAATAAGAGGAAGAAATTTTAGGTTTAATTTGCGCGGAATCTATTCTGGTTGGGGTAATAGCATTTCCGCGCAAGTTTTGCCTGATGAGTCGTTCTTCCCTGCGACTTTTAGGCAAGATGACAGGGTTGTCTTAGTGACGCAGCACGGTTTGTATTCCTCGGCAAGCAAGTGCGCTCCTTGGCAACCCTGTCTTTCTTATCCAAAAATACAAAGAGTTGATCCGAGAGATGAAGACTATCCGATTAGTCAAGCTTATGCTGGTAATGTATATTATTATGCACATCCTCAAATTGGCATAGTTGCTTATGATACTATTCATAAGTCTTGTCATATGGTTGATTTAACTTGTTTTAGCGGGCCTATATACGGAATTACGCAGGCTCTTAATAGATTAATTGTTCTTGCTAAAGATACTGTAAGTTGGTCTAGGCCAGATAATGGTGATAAGCTTGACTGTTCTTTGCATAAAGGAGCTGGGTTTCAGTCACTTTCTATTGCAAAATATGGTAGACCGTTAGCAGTAAAACCTACTAGAAATGGTTTTGCTGTATATACTACTAATGCATTACTGCAATTTTCTGAAACTGCGCCTTTAGCTGGATTTAGAGTTGATGTAATTAGTGAAGAGTTAGTGCCTATTAATCCTTGGGCAGTTGTGGCAAGAGATAATTTAACGCATATTTTCTTAGCTAAATCTGGACTTTATGCGTATAATGGTCAATCGTATCCAGAAGAAATACAACATGTTGTCGGCAGATATTTAGTTGAAATAGAGCTTCCTAGATTGCAGCATTTGTTAGATACGCATGCTATTGCACTATTCGATTCACCGAGCACGCAGGAGACATTTATTTCTATATTGGGTTATGATGGATCAGCTGACCATTGGCAGAGATCATTAGTTTATCATTGGGGACTTGATAAATGGTCATCTTTCGATCAGCCGCATCTTTGGATAGGTCCTTCTGTTTTTGATGAAGAACGTATTCACACTATTGACCTTGGTTTCATACATTATGATAGATATCCAAGGCATTTTGATTCTACTAGGGGAATCGTCGAGCCAACAGGAATAGGTTGCGAAAGTGATCTTAAGCCTATTGACTCTTGGGTCGAATTAGGCTTGTTTCATATTCCTGTACAAGATTCTCAGACTAGAGACTCAGTTCTTAATAATGTAATTGTTCATTCAGGTCCTATGATTAGCACTGCTGCTTGGAGGCACTCACAAGCGCTGTTAGAGAAGGTTGACCAATGGAAAGAAAATGCAGAAATATATAATGAATTTGCATTATTTGCTATGTCGACTAATGATGGTTATGCGACTGCTTCTTTTAATTGGATGGCTGGTCATATTGTTGAGTCTACTGTATATATGAGAAATTACGCCTTGGATAACATAGGTAGATACCATACAATTAGAATAGTTGCTGAAAATCCTGGTGAGTATTATGAAATTAACGCAATATCTTTGGATTATGGAGCGACTATAAAGCTATAGAGGACAGAGAATGGCTCTGTTTCTGGTCTAGCTAATAAAGGAAAGACAAATGACTGGTTCTAATAGGCGTTTTACTACTACGCGGTTGAAGGTTTTTAATTCTACTTATGAAGCTTCTAAGTATATCGGGCAACAAGGTGAGGTTGTTTTTGATCTTGAGGCTAAGAAGTTTTGTATTCATGACGGGATTTCTTATGGCGGCGTTGCTTGTTTACAGGCATCAGCACCTCCTGTCACTCTTGTTAATTTTGGTATTGTTGGCCATGATCTTAAAGTTATGATGAGCGATGGTTCTTCGTTTAGTGTTCCATTGGCTGATCTTGATGGTGATAATACTTACACAGGAGCACATCTTAACGCAGGTTATCTTGTATTAACTAAAGAAGATGGGACTACAACTAACTTGCCGCTAGACCAATTTGATACTGATAATACTTTTGTTGATGTATCAGTAAATGGTGGTAATTTAGATTTTACTTTAGAGGATGGTTCTCATAAGTATGTGCCTCTTGTTACATTAGACACTGATAACACTATTGCTAGTGCTGAAATTAATACAAGTGGTCAGCTTGTATTAAGAAATGAAGATAATAGTGTTGCTGCTGCGCTTAATTTGCCAGATAAGTTTCTTACTGCGATATTAGCAACGCAGAATGATACTTATACGTTTACAATGTCTGATGGCACTAATATTCAACTTGCTATTGATGATAATGCTATTGTTAGTGGCGGTTTTGACAGTTATGGTGTACTTAAATTACAGGACAAAGATGGTAATATCATTAATTGTGGAACTCCTAAAGCCTATGGAACTACTATTAATGATGCAGGTAATTACTACATTAGCTCTAATGTTGAAGGAGCATTACAAGAAATTGGTAATGCTATTAAACCAGCAACGGCTACTACTTCAGGGACTGTTGAATTAGCTACTACTGCCGAAGCTTCTGGCGGAACAGATAATACACGCGCTGTTACTCCTGCTGGGCTTAGTGCTGCATTGGCATCTTCAGGTTTTGGTGATGTTATTGGTGCTATTAATATTGGCACTGGGTCTAATGTATTTAAGCAGAAGAATGGCGCGCACAAATTGGAATTACGGCGTATTCGTGGTGATGGTAGTATTCTTGTTTCCGTTGTTGGTGATGATGTTGTTATTGGTGGTGCACCTGCTAGCACTACTCAGGTTGGCTCTGTTGAATTGGCTACTGGGCAGGAAGCTATTGATGGCACTTCTAGCACATTAGCAGTTACGCCATCTGCGCTTGATTCTGTTCTTGACAGCCGTTGTCCTAATCATGCGACTGCTGTATCTGCTGCATCTGATAGCACTGTTGGTGTGATAGGCAATACTGGCCGGTATGCTGATGAAGGACATAAGCATCCTATTCAACTGCCATCAACTGATGTTAATAATGGTATTATTACCGGGCCTAGTGACGCAAGGCATTTCTTGCATGATTTTAGACTTAATAAGGTTTATAATCATGGCACGTCTTATGACGGATGTGTTTATGGTGGTCCTTTAACTGGTGAAGCTAATACAGGTAGTGATAATACTGGTTATGGGCATAATGTTTTAAATGGCGGTTCTACCGGAGATAGGAATACTGCATTCGGTCGCGGTGTGTTGCGAAATTTAAGCGCAGCTTCCTATGATATGACTTATTTTGGTGCCTGGGCTGGTTATTATGCTACTGACACTAATAGCAATGCCGTATTTGGAGCTTATGCCGCTTATTACAATACTACCGGAGACAGCATTTGTGCTTTCGGTAAAAATTCTCAGCGTAACGCAACTACTGCTGTTGGTAATTCAAGTTTTGGTAGAAGCTCGCTAGAATTTCTTATTGATGGTAATAGAAATTCTGCTTTTGGTGTTAACTGTCTGTTAAATTTAATTGACGGTAGTAATACAGCTGCTTTTGGCCGAGATAGTCTTGGATCTCTACAACACGGAGATAATAATTCTTCAATTGGTGGTCATTCAGGAAGATATTTGAATGATGGTAGTGAACTACAGACAGCTAATAACTGTGTCTATTTTGGTTATGATACGCGTGCTTTAGCGGATAACGCTGATAATGAAATTGTCATTGGTTTCGCTGCGCGAGGACATGGTAATAATACTATTACTTTGGGTAATGGTAATATTACAGATGCTCATATTCAAGTTGCTTGGACTGTTACGTCTGATAGACGAGATAAAAGAGAAATTAAACCTTTAACTAAAGGTTTAGATTTTATTAAGTCGCTCAATCCTGTTGAGTATTACTTTAAAGTATCTCGTGAAAATGAAGCTAGGAATGGGCGTAAGCGTTATGGGTTTATTGCACAAGAAGTTAACGATGATGTTATCGTAGATGCTACTGATAGTGAGCATCTTAGATTGACTGAAACTGCAATTATTCCTGTTCTTGTTAATGCTGTGAAAGAGTTGACAGAAAAAGTCAATAATTTAGAAAAGGAATTATCTAATGCACGTAAAGGATGAAGACGTTAAATTTTTTACCGATATGGTAAAAAGAGCTAAAAAGCAATTAGCCAAGTTGCCTGAAAAATTAACCAATGAAGAAAAAGAAGTTCGCAGAGCACTTCGTCGTTTTATAAAAATCATGAAGGTGTATGATATTGAAAAAGCTTGAGCAACTTGATAATGGCGACGTAATTGCGTTTAAGGGGTCAGGCATATTTTCTAGATATGTCCGCAAATTTACTAAATCTCCTTTTACGCATGTCGCCATTGTTATTAATATAAAATGCGATGGACTCGATAAAGAAATTCCGTGCATAGTTGAAAGTCACTCTACAGCTGGATACCGCTTACGTAATATTAATACATTTAGTAAGCCTTATTGGGTGTTCAAGACTAATGCTAAATGGAATAAACAAGCAGCTGAGATAGCGCTAAAAAATATAGGCACATACAAATACGCTTGGATAAATATTTTCTTGGCTGTTATTGGAATGAAGATGATTACTGTTGGTGATCATTTAGTGTGCCATCAATTCGCAGCTCGCATATTAAATTTTTGTGGTGTTAAAGTAGGAAATCCTAAATCTCCGCAAGAATTATTAGATCGACTAGGAAAATAAAATGCGCAAGGTTGGTATATTTACCGGTAAAAAGTGTTGTTGTGATCCTGCCGGGAAACCTACAACCTTGCGTATAGCTAAGCAACCAGACCAATGTGACTGGATAGGTTTACATTATGAGTGTCGACCAATAGTAGCACCAAATAAAAATTCTTGTTGTAAGGATAAGTAAAAGTAAACTAGTAATATTGTAGTGAAAGAAATAGATATTAACACTTAGTACGCTAGCCAGTAACGGAGATAATTATGAATGAAATTGGTGGGCTAATATCCATTGGCGCGTTAATGCTTGCTGTGCTTGGCTTCTTTTTGCGTCTTATTGTTTTAGCTAATAATAAGATGCATGATCTTGAGATGAAATTACAAGAGCATGAGCTGGAAGTTGCAAAACATTATGTCAGGCAAGGCCAGGTTACTATGATGGAAAAAAAAATAAACGATAGTCTTAAAGTAATTACAAATGAATTGCGAATGCTGCGAGATGCGTTTATGACTAAGATGATTAACGGAAAGGAAAAGTAAAATGCGTCCTTATAGTGGTAATGATAAAAACTATGTGCCTAAGCATGAAGTTAATGTTCAAGGACAGATTACTGAAATTTCTGCTTTTGGTTCAATTAGCTTTACGCTTGTTCCTGGTGAACATTGTGGTTATTTACATATCCACGACGGTGTGACTCCTGGTGGTGTTGGTCTTGTCCAGTGTTTTCCTAATCCTAATCCTGGCGGTCCTATTCCTATACTTCCACCAGTAATGCCTCCTCCTGATGGTTTACTACCTGATGGCCAGACTTCAGTAACGATTAATCACAATTACAATACTTATCCTATTGTGCAGGTTATTGATTCTTCAAGTGGTGAAATCGAATCTGTCACTATTACGCATAATGATGCTAATAGTTTCACTGTTTCTGTTGATACTGCTAGTCATCCAGACTACATTATTGTTTACAGGTTTTAATTATGGCGAAGAAATTAGCAGCTGACAAGCCGAAGTTCACATTAGTCAGAGCTTCTAGCAAAGCGGAACTCTTTGGGCTTTGTGCTGCACTTCTTCAACATGACTCTAGGGCTACAGCAGCTTCGTATCGTGAATTATATGCCTGTGCCATGCGAAGCTCTGTAGCCCTAGTAGGTGTTATTTTACCGAATTCAGCAGGCATAGTTAATGTAGGCTATGTAGCTTATACAAAATTAAATTATATCAGCCTTACTGTTTTCTTGAAGGGAATTCGAGAATTAGCTCCATCTGAATTAGACAGTGGCGATTTAGTTACTGTTGTTCAGTTAGTTTGTCCTCACGGCATGAGCGAAGAAATTTATAATTTTGTTCAAGCTAATAATAAAGTATTATGCCCTGAAAATAATATATTTTCTCGTGAATTACACGAAGGTATGCCTTATGATATTCTTAATACACGTGAAGGAGATTAGCAATGTCTGATCTACAGTATAGAGATTCATCATTTAGGCGCACTAGCTTAGCACTTGGTGCTAAGCAACGTATTTTTAGTGAAAATGTTAATCGTGGTGTTGATAGGACTCACGATCAAACAAGACAACTTCTGCATCCAGGGCAGCATGGAGACTTAGAGTCTATAGTCTCTATGTATAAAGGATTGTTCGCCGGTGGAGAAACAGATCAGCATCGCCAGACTGTTAGAGATCGTGCAGATACTATTTGGAACAGGGCTCATGATGAATTATATAATAAATATATAACTAATGAACAACAGATTGCTGATGAAGAACGACTACGTTTAGAAAATAAACTGGACGAAGAAACTTTGACCTGGCATAAGATTGCCGGATCGACTAGGAATTGCTTTGTCGCTAAAATGCGTAGTCATACTTTAGATGAAAATACAGTAAAAATTACATCATTATTAACTCAACTTCGCAGAGATGCCATTGATAAAGAAACTGCTGCATTAGAACACTCACAGCAATTAGCTTATAACGCATATATTGAAGGAGATAACGCAGACTTTAGTAAATATATTTCTGCGTTAGGTATTCTTAAAGGTACTTGGGATAAACTTGATTTTACTGATAACGTGGACGAAGATATTGATAGGTCAATTAGTGAATTCGTCTTTACTGAACAATGGGTTCGTAGTGCTGGTAGTATTGCTGCTGCTGATGGTGTTTATAATGGATTAGCTGATTCTTATGTTGGTGGTTCTATCACTGGCCCGTAAAAGAGGATAAGGTAATGTCTTTTGATAGTTATGTTACTGACTGGGGAGCATCTGCGAGAAAAAAGAAAAAAGGCGTTGCTGGCCAAGTTTTACGTTTTGATAAAAATGGTATTCAAGTTAGTGTTCCAGATAACAGTCCTAGTACTGTGGTAGCTAGAGATGTTATGGCTAAATTACTTGGGCATGTTCCTAACTCTATGTATCAGAGGCCAGCTACTGTTATTCCTTTTAAGGATGAGTCTACTTATGACAAGTTAGCTAAAGCTGGTGTTCGTGTCGGCACTCCTATTACTAGCTTACCTGCTCTTTTAGAAAAAGCAGAAGTGCCTATAGATAATTCTATCTTACAAGCTCCTCGTGAATCTAGCCAGCAAATATATGATCCTTTAAGTGGTTATTTAATGACCGATTCAAATATTGCTGGTAATATTGTTTCAATGCTTCTTTCTTTGGATTAAGCACATGCCTAAGTTAGCTAGACCACTAACATTAATGGAAAAAATTAATGCGCTGCAAAACTTGCAGGAAGGTAAATATAAATTACCTAAACAAAAGGTTTTGCCTAATGATCCTCTTCTTGTAGAGGAGATGAATAAACTTAGTTTAATGCAAAAAGGCACTTCTCCGTACAGGAGTGTTGGTGAAATGCCTCATTCATATATGCAAATTCCTGTAGCTAAGACAAAAGAGCTTGACAAAACTATTGCCGAAGTCACACCTAGAAGTGGTTATGGCACAGGTAAGAAAAAACAATCAGACTCTGCGCGCATTGTTCCTGATTCTATTACTATACCGCAAAAGACCAGTGCTTATCCGGCACCTAAAGATATTTTACCCGCACAGCCGCCAGTTCCTATTTATCAGGGAGTTGCTCCAACAGATAATCAGATTATTGGTGTTCAATATAAACCTGAAGTAAATGTGCAGAAGTCTGATCTTATGCACACAACTATGACTGTAGCTAAGACTAATCATACTGAACAGCCGCCAGATCCAATGACTAGTCTTCCTGAATTAGCAGCTAATCCTGATCTTACGGCTCCGTCGACTAAAGAACCTGATCCTATATCTGATCCTACAACGCCAGCGCTAACTAAAAATCCTGCGCCTGCTCTACAGCCAAAGCATAAGCCTCCTGTGCGACCTTTAGATATTGCTGGTGTGCAAGCGCTTTTAGCTGGCAGCGAAAATGATTTAAGAACTACTCTTACGGCATTACTTAGAACAGCAGAAAAAGAAAAATATCCACTTGTAGATATTAATACTTTGTTAAATGGGGATTATAGTAATGGCTGATAATCTTTATCAGATGTTCGCTAAAGCTATTAATAAAGATCAAACTGACTATAACGCTAAGCAATTAAATGTTATGGTCAAAGATGGTCAACTTTCGGCTGAAATAAAAAGACAACAGGGTATAAGAGTAAAAACTAATCCTGAATTTGTTATGCCTTTAGTTGGAGGTAGGCATAAATATTCTGCTTCTGTAGTTGCTGCTTATAGATCGCATGGTGCAAAAATACCTAATAATATTAAAGAAAAACTGGATCAGCTTGATGCAATGGCTATGGTTAGTCATGATTTGGCAACGGTAGATCCTGAATATTTATCAGCTATGCGAAGACGTGGACAAAAAGCTTTTGACCCATCTGAGCTTAGGCAGCGTGCTGCACAATTACAGAAAGAAATTGATGAGGAAGCTGCGCCTGTTCTTTATAAGGATGCTAGATTAAAAACACAGATACTAGCTGATCGCGCCGCAATAACTCATTTTGGTGTAGAAACACTAGACGAAAAAAGACAGCTACTTGATAATCAAGTAGCTTCTTCAAATCTGCGCAGACAATTACTTGAGCAAAATGTAAAAGATAAAGCAGAAGCTAGGCGCGTTAGTAAATTACTTAGTAATATGGATTCTAATGATTTATGGTCTGCTATTGAAAGTGATAATATTCCTGATGGTGTTACCAGATTACAACTTTATGACTATTTTGTAAAGAAGAAAAAATTAGAGCTTGTCAGTGATAACTTGCGCAAAGGTGGTAGCACTGATGCGTTATTAAATGCGTCTTTGACTGACGATCAATTAGTTAATATGATAAAAGAAGCTAAGAAAAATGGACAAGCAACTGTTAATGTTGGCCAGATAGACATTCCAGTAGTTGATTTAGAAAAAAATTTAAACGAAAGACTTATACTAGCGAAGAAACTTGCCAATGATCCTGATGCTGTAGGCAAAGTTAAAGCTATTATTAGTGATGTTGGCAAAGATACTAGCGCAACTACTGCATTGCTTATAGATCAAGTTAAAACTTTAGGTATTGCACCTACAGCTAATGATCCTAGCTGGGGTAGATTACAGGCGATTAAAAATCAAATTGATGATGCTCTACAAAAAGGCCAAGTTACTATTGCACAAGATAAGGTTAAATCTTATAAAAAATTAGCTTCTGATTATGTGGAAGGTTATATAAATACTAGTCCAAGTTGGATGCAACCTGCACTAAAACAAATTGCTATGTATGGTAAGGTGCGCTCTAAACCTGCTGTAACACTAGCTGTCGCTAATATGGATCCTATAGCTTTACACGAACAAGTGCAGCTTAATCCAATTCTTAGTCATGTTGGCGATGTCTTTGCTCAATTACAACCTAAACTTAAAGAAGACAGTAAGAAAAATCCTCTAGCGCAAAAACAAACAAGAAAAGATAAACTACTTGCACGTGAGCAGTGGCTTGAGCATGGCCTTAATAGAAAAGCACTTAGTGAAGAATTATCTAATAGGCTTATGACTAGTTCGCTTAAAATAGGTTTACATACTTATTTGACTAAGCGTATTGAAGCTGGTGATGAAAATGCTTTAGTTGTTGCTAAAAAACTTTTTGGTGATAATTGGCAAGCTGGTGCTTGGGATACACGTGTTTTATATGTGCGTGATAATGCTGGAGCAAAAGTAACTAGAGTGAATAATAATGCTATTTATGAGGCTTTGGGCAAGCTTTCTAAATCAGATACTGAAGCTGTTCCTAAAATACTTGCGCTTATTAAAGAAACTGCGCCTAAAGTTATTCAAAAAGCATTGCCTAAGACACCTGCTGAACATATGCTTATATTTTTAGCTGACGCAAGGTATCAGATTGATCCGTCTTATGGCCCTGAAACAATGTTAAATGCTCGGTTTAATGCTGGCTATAAGCAGTTGTCAAAAGCTATGCTTAATTATGGACGTCCAATCGAAGAATTAGGGGCTGATTTACTTAAACGTTTTAGGCAATTGCCAAAAGCAGCACAAGGTTCTATCATTGTTGATATGAGTCAGCAATTGCAAGAGAAATTAAAAGCAGATCATCCTTTCTTAAGCGCACTTGATTTTAATGGTATTGCTGCTGCTGGCGTAGCAAGGGATGAAATTGAAAAGAAAATAGCTACTGGTGATTTGTCCAGAGAAGAGCTAGCTTTACTTCAGCATTACATGAACAGGGAATAAGAGGTAACTAGTCATGGATCTTAACTATGATACACTAGACAGTGGCGCTGATTTGTCAACTTGGTTTGCTAATGAGCGAAAGACAAAAACAGAAAGAATCATTTCTGATACACGAAGCGCTGCTATTGGTGTAATTCCTGGTGCTATGGCTGGTGCTATTGACACTATTGGCCAGTCTGTCGGTTTGTTCGATGAAGATACTATGGCTAATAGTATTAATGCTATTTTTGGTAATACAGCTGCTACTGTTTATAATGACCATAAAACTGGTTATCGAGCTATTGGTGATGTTGCTACTATGTTTGCTGGCGCTGGTCTAGCCACAAAAGCATTGCGCTCTTCTTCTTTGTTCATTAAAACTTTAGAGAGTGCTGGCAAATATGGTAAAAATTTAGCTCGTGTAATAGCCATTGATGAAGCTGGTCAATCTGCAGCTCTTGCTGCTTATGAAGCTAAAGCCCTTAGTTATGGTGAAATGGGTCTCAGAAATCTTGAGGGAACTACTTCACTTATTAAGGCCAGAAATAATATTAAGAAAACTGCCTTTCTAAATGGGCTTAAATCTGGTATTGCAGGTGAAGTTTTTATTAGAACTTTACAAAGTGACTCAGATTTATTCTTTCCTGAAGGTCAAGGCGTTAAAGAAGGTTTAATTAGTGCCGGACTTATTGTAGGTCTTCCGGCAGCCATGAACAGAATTGTTCTTAATCCTGTCTTAAAAAAGATTGCGCGTAACGCAGGGCAACGCGCAGCTAAATTAGGTGTTAAGAAAACAGCTGTTTATGGGGCTAACTTAGCTGGTTCTGTTAAGGCAGAAGAAATCTTTAATAATCTTTTACACTCTGGTGAAATTACTGATAGTATTGCATCAGAAGTCAGGGCTGCTAAAGATACTGCTGCAGCACATGCAAAAGATGCTATCATGAAATTAGCTTCTGTCCAGGGAGAAGCAGGTATTTCTAAATCTTTTGCAATCAATCATGAGCAGATAGCGCGTGTTAAAGATATTGCTAAAAAATCGCCTAATCTTGCGACTAATATTATCTCCATTGATGATATTAATATTTTTGATGCTTTCACTAAGAAAGGCAAATCAGAAATTGAAAATGCTATTAAAGACAAAATTGATGCACTAAAAGTAAAATTAGAAGAAGCAAGTTCAACTTCTGAGATTGAACATTATAATCGTCTTTTAATTAAGGCTAAGAAGAAATATAAAGATACTTTTTTTAATACTTTTGCTGTCCGTGTTGATGCTTTAGGTCTTATTACAAGCGGTTCTGAAAGATATCGCATAGTTACAGACATAGATCATCAAGTCAAATTTGGCGCTGATAGTTTTCTTGTTGTTCCTCAAAAATCTGGTGTTAAAAAACCTAACCTTGTAGGAATTTCAATTGACGGGCAAATTATTTTTGGCGGGCAAAAGCGAACCTCTGCGCTAGGTTTAACTCCTTTTGAAGTTACCAAAGTTTATCGCACAATGGATAAATCGGCTGAATATCTGTTAGAGCATGGCCTTGAAGCCCCTAATAAAATTGGCATTAAAACGAATTACGTTAAACTTGATTATCTTATTCACGTGCTTGATAAGGCCGGAGGAAATTGGAATAAATTAACTACGTTGTTTAATCTACCAGTTGAATATTCCAATAAGGCTGATCTTGAATGGGCTGCGCTTAGAGATAAGTTTAAAGCTTTTTTAAAAATAACTGATAGAAAAAATGTGCCTGCAATTGTAGATTTGAGCAATATGCTTAATTTGCAATTACATAATCAAGATGGCAGTGTGAGCGCTTTGGGAAAGTATTTTTATGATCTAAAAGCAAGCAAACTTGTTGTCGATGATCTTTCACTTATTGCCGATAGCAAAGATGAATTTTTAGCTAAATTTCATCAGCACACTATGCTTGGTTTAACTAAAGATGAAATTGAGCAAGCAATAAAAATTGGCCACCAGCATCTTGAGAAATATCTTAATTATGATATGGCTAATAAACTTGCCGGAAAGCCAATGAAAACTTTTTCGTTGATTGTTAAACGTCCTGAAGGTGGACTTGATGATCCGTTATCTATTCATCGCATTGCGCAAATAGGCGCTGATGAGCATATGCAGCGTGTTAGTGATGTCACTAATTATATTAAAAAAGGAAATAATGAACCTATTAAACATGTGCTTCGTCAAATTGAAAATCTTACGCACCTTGAAGATGCTATCAGAAAAGGTGCAGAAGAGTTAATGGTTGGTGCATCTACAACTCCAGTTGCAAAAAAACTCGGCAAATTTTTACCAACGACAGTTACACATGATTTACGCGGAGTTAAAGGTGCTGAAGCAGTTCAAGCTTATTCTGACGTATGGCAAAGGGCACTTAGGCAGTCTTTAGCTGATGATATGAAAACTGGACTGGTCAATGTAGCCAAACTCAGGCACGCAGAAAATATTGCCGATAGGCAGGCTTTACTTAACTATTATTCTACTTACAATCATGGGTGGGAACTTGCAGAAGATGTTCCTTCTGCTAACGGCACATTTAAACTAGTTGAAGAAAGTGAAATAAATAAAGAATTAGCAGAAAAATTTGGCTTAGATGAAGTTCCTGAATATCTTCCTGATCCTGTAGAACCCACAATGTCATTAAAGCTGACTGGACTTGCGTTAGATGCGTGGTCTGAAATTAAACGCTATGACGCAATGGATTTTCAGACTACAAATGATATTCTTATTGGCCTAGGCAAACAGCCTATTCCATATCGTAAAGGCCATGTTGTTGTTCCTTCAAGGTATGGTAAAGAAGTAGCTTATATTGCTAATCGTCAGGGTCGTGTTGTGGCATATACGACTGGCGCTACTGAAGAAGCAGCTAAACAAGAAGCTTACAGGCAAGCCAAAAAATTAGGTGTTGGTCATACTGTTGTTAGTAGATCTGACGTTAAAAGATACAAGCTGTTGAACGATCAGGCGTGGAGTGATAGGACAATTAATGTTGCTGATGCTTGGTCTATCACTGGCGGTAAAGCTGCTAAAGGCAAAGCTGGCATTATTACTGACCCTAAATTTTTAGATGAAATTGTTGATACTATCTCCAGCAGATTTGAAGATACAGCACGCCGTGTTATCCAAACTAAATTTGCTGATATGTTGGATACAATCAAATTGCATCAAGATATTGCTGCTGTGTCTAAAGAAGGTTTTCGCGGACAAAAAGCTTTTGATGATATATTTGATCAATATACAAGACAATTGTTAAATGATAAGAGACCTGTGCGTGGCTCATTTTATGGTTCTATTAATGAATTAGCAGATACGTTTGTTTCTAATTCATTAACTGAAGTTACTGATTTGCTTAGAACTGATGGTAAAGTTAAATTAAACTCAGATGCAGCAAAAACAATTGCAGCTAAGCTTACAGTTAATCACGATTTTAACCCTAATCTCTACGCAGAAAAGTTACTTGAAAAACAAGCTGTTGTCGATAGAGGTTGGTCAGGATTCAGAATTATGCGTAAGACTAGCGCTATTACGCAATTCATCATGCTAAAGATGCTTGAGCTTGGGCATTCATTGCTTACTGGATTATCTATTGGAACTACTTTTCCGCATAATATTCGCTGGATGCAGCGCTTAAAAGGTGAAAGCTATGCTGATTACTCTGCTCGTGTAGGCTATTTTGCAGATTTGCTTGAGCAACAAGATGTTGTTCTGCCTAATCCGTCAAAACATATGTATCATGTATTTGGCAAATGGCTGCGCGGTGAGTATAAAGATATAATTGAAGCAGCTGTGAAAGCTGGATATGCAGATGCTCCTATTGGTGAAGCGCTTAATCACTTAGGCGCTGTTCCAGGCAAAACATCTAAAGCAAAAGAATGGGCTGAAAAATTGCTCACTCTCGGCGGAATTACCGAGAAAACTGAAAAATGGACTCGCGTAATGGCAATTCTGCACGGCTATGAATTAGCTAAGCAAGCAGGAAGAATAGCTGACGATGGAGTTGCGCTTGCTTTCGGCAATGACTTCGCAAATAAAGTTATTGCTGACTATAGACCATCTGTTAAGCCTGAAGTATTCAAAGGTATTCTCGGAATGCCTCTCGGCCTATTTCAAACTTTTTCTATTAACTACTATCAGAAACTATTCCATGGCTTAGAAAATAAAGCCGCTAAAACTTTAGCTACGCAGTTTGGCACGCAAGCAGCTATGTTCGGCTTTGAAGGTTTGCCTGGGTATGATTTATTTAATCAATACCTGTTCGCAAATTATGACCAAAGCAGGGATATAAGTGAAACTATTAGAGGTAATAGTTCACCTGGAATGGCCGCGTTACTACTTTACGGAACTGCTGCTAACATACCTAAATTATTTGGCGCTGATGATGGCTTAGCAATCAATACACGCGGAGCAATGTTCTCACCTAGAAATACGTCTATCCTGAAACTTGAAGACTCGCCATTTTACTCTATTGTATCTAAAACGATTAAGACTATTTCAGGAGCTGTAGGAGTTTTAACTCAAGAAGGTCCAATTGATTCTAAGCGTTATCTGCAAGAGGCATTAATCAATGCAAGTGTTAACAGGCCGCTGAGAGGAATGCTTGAAATTGCTCAAGGTTACTCCACAAATAGTTACGGTGATTTGATTAATGATAACACGCGTTCTTTTATGAGTATTGTTGCTAGATCAATCGGCCTTAAAACACAAAGAGAAGCTGCGCTTGCATCTATCACGTATAAAGAGAGACAAGGACGTCTAGCTAGACAAGCTTATGCAAGAAAACTTGGTTTATCAGTAATTGGAACTATTCGCGAAGATGGTTCTTTAGACCGAGACCGCCTTATGGAAGTGCACGAAGAGTATATCGCTAACGGAGGAACTGAAAAAGGTTTTCGTATTTGGTATAAGAACTTGCTTAAGAAGGCAACAATTAGTCGACCTGAGCGCGATGTAGATAAGCTGATGAAGCATGATCCCACAGGTAAATCATTATTGCGCTATTACGGTTTAGGCACGTCCCTTGACCAATCTGGGCTTGACGTCTACTGAATCTGGTGCTTTAGGCATAATTACTACAGCTGTTTCTCCTGAGATTTTCATTGTGGTAGTTATGCAAATGCCCTTATTAATAAACTCTTGAAGAGTCTGCGCAATATCTCTTTGCGTCATGTCTCGCGCAAGATTAGACTTAAGTGCAGTATAAGTAATTCCTACTGGCCAACTATTTTCGATCATTTCTCGCATATGTTGCTTAGCGATAGAAAGTTTTGACATACCGAGCTCTCCTAAAGCTGCGCTCATATCTTTTTCGGTTTCTTGAATAAGTATATGCGCGTCTTCAACATCTGCTTTAGTTATCTCGATTGCTTTAGATTTAACAATACCTGCATTTCCAGCAGCAATATTCATTGCTAACTTGATAATATGATTCATTCGTCTATGCTCCCAAGAGACAAAACGAGAATCATCAATTTTAGCATGTTCAATCTCATAGATATATTTTAGCTTTCTAAGTGCCTGATCTGTAATTGAACATGGCCCGCGCATTTGATAATGAATAAAGCTAAGAGATTTTCCAAGAGTCTTTTCTTTTTCTTCGTCTAATTCTTCTGCCCAGAAAACTTTAGGTTTCTTTTGCCCTGAGTAGACAAAAGTTGTTCTAGAAACAAAGCCTTGCTGCAAAGACTCTGTGGTCAGTGACCTACTAATATCAGTAGGCGTTCCACAAAGAAGCAGATTTAATCCAGGCTTCCTGATAGTCACAGAAGATTTTGCTAGTTTATAATGATATTCATCTTGCGGCTCAAATAATTGCGTTAATAAAGCAATCAGCTCATATGCGCTAACGCCAAGAAAATTAGAAATTTCATCTGCGACGACATATAAATCTTTATGGGGCGAGACCGGTTTCTTTTTAATTGTCTCCTTAAGAAAAGGATTTGAGTCTTCTCCGAACAGATTATCTAAATCCTTTAACTCATCTTCTTCTGGTTCTTTATACGCGTCAATGAATTGCGCAAGTAAACCTTGCTTTTTGCCTGCCGTGTCAGCAGGACCGAATTTAATTTCATCCTTAAGATATTTTTTTATTAAGCGAACAGCTGTATTTGCTGATGTGCTTTTACGCACAGCTGCGGGCCCGGCAAGAACAACATACATATTTGGATAGATACGATACCTACCCCAATTGAACCAAGTCTTTCTACCCTGAACAGCAGCTACAATAGAAAGTCCTGCCCAATAAGTAAATAAATCTGGGCTTTCGCATTCTCCGACATAATCGAAAAATGTATTAGCCCAAACACTCTTTAATTCTAGCATTTATTTTCCCCGTATCTTGGCAAACTACCCCATAATCTTCCCAGTTAATAGTTTGCCATTCTTGTTCACTTATGTGTGCTAATTCTTCTTTACTTAACACCATTCCTCTTGGCTCAAGAATTTTTATCAATAAATTATCTTTGCCAAATAAATTAGACAAAGCTTTAATTTCTGTTTCAAATCTACAGTCATCTATAATAAATACTTTTGCCTTGCTATTGATAATATCATTAAGTAAATAATCAACCCAGAAGTAAGTAGAGATTGACCTGCCTAAATCGCCTAACTTTTGAAGTAGCCAGCGAATACTTTTATTACTTCTTGGTGTAATAATACTTAATTTATCCTCTGGATCTAAACCTAGTAAGCTAACAATTGCTTTAATAGGTGTTGCAAAATGTTTTATTTCTCCACCATATAATTTATTTGCTGTGTATGTTTTTCCAGAGCCAGCTTGCCCAATAATAACTATACAAAGTTTATCTGACATAAATTAATCTCCAAATAAAAGTGAGAGGGAAAGCATAGGGAAATCATTCTACTCGGGGATTAATAGAATGAGGGGGAACTTTCCCTCTCACAGCTAGTAAAGATTAGGTTGCATTTCTGATAACATCGCGAGCAGCGACAAAGAAACGACTAATCTTATTCGGATCTGCACCGCCACATAACTGGTCAAGATCAGTGAAATAATGCGGCCGGCCACCTTCAATATCAGCGCAGCAGTTATAATTATCACCGTTAAATGGATCATCCTGCGGATCGGGCTCGTTAATAGCAGGAACACGAACAATACCGGTTGCGGGTTTAATCTGCAATGTATCTGGACAACGATCATATGGAGAAATAACTGCAAGCATCTGCATCAGTAAATCTTCCATTGCATCTTTAGCTGCCTGCGGAATACCAGTGCCTACAATAGGATCAAAATAACCAGGATAAGGATTGCCAGTTACATCAGCATTCTGAAAAACTGTCCTATTCTCAAACGGATTATCGACAGTCGTAGGTGCTTTACAAGTATCCGGAACAGTCGGTAAAGGGGCTGGAGGTGTGCAACAATCAGTCATTATAGTAACCTTTCTATATGTCTCTTAGAGTAAGACTTCACTATTTTACGCGCAATATCTTCGTCAGAGTCTTGCGGTTTAATTTCAGGCATAGACTTACTCCAAGCAGGGCCAACATTAACTTCAACAGGAACTTTGAAGTTCCTATTATATATCATAATTGGTATTTCCATGTTACGCAATATGTGATTTATGTAATTTCTTCCGTTAAATAATAAGTTTTCAACAGGAGTTTGCCAGACAATGGAGTCATGCACTTGTAATTTTATACTCGTTCCTGTTTCTCTATACCAACTTTCCTTGTAATAAGCATTTAACATAGCTGTATTAACCATGCCTGCTGTGCCGCCCTGACCTTTGAATGCTTGTAAATCTCTTTTTAGCTTAGATTTATCTTCTGCATTTGCCCAGTTAGGAAAGTAGACTTCCCACCCAGAATAACAACGCAAGTAGCCCTTATTCTTTTGCAGTTCTTCATAGAGCCTGTCACCAAAACTATGGAGTCCCTTGTAATGTTCAAAATAAGGCTTAATAAGCTCTGCAACAAAATTATAATACTGCCTCCTTTGCCATCCTTTAACTGAAATATCAAGCGTTTTAGCAGCGGCAACAAGAGCTTCTCGACCAATATTAACATAAGCAGTCGGAGGTGACATACCATAGTTTCCTCCATGTGTAACTTTTTTGATAATTTGCCTAACGCCAGTAATTGGATTAACTACCCAATCAGCACCTTCAGATTTTCCTTTAACTACTTCGTCATAAGGCACTTTCAAAATTAACTCAACATGGAATGAATGTGTATCTCTGTCATCTGTAACAACACCAATCATTACTTCATCGCCAGACTCAAAGGCAACGAAGTAAAGATCAGACTGCGAGTAATCACAATCTACAAAGATATATCCAGGATCAGCCGTGATAAAATCTCGCATCTTTGCAGGAATATTCTGCATATTTCCGCCGACCCAAAAGTCGGAAGAAGATGAAGCTAACCTACCTGTATATGTCCCAGCTGCCGAAAACTTATATCCAACGCGTGGATAACCAGCTTTAGTGTCAAATGAAAACTTTGAATACATTTCCTTTCGTTTTTTCGGTTTTTTATAATCTGCTATTAACGCGACAGCCTTATGAAACAGAGGTGATTCTTCTCCAACAAGCTGAAGAACTTTCCTATCTACTGATTTGCCGGCACCTTGTTTAGCTTCTCTAGCACCAAGCACGTCATAAATCCATGTCGCAATATCTCTATCAGTCGCTTGGCCAGCTTTAATCCAACCAGCAGAAGCAATCTCTAGCTGTTCCAATGCAGCCTGTTCATCTTTCAGTGCCTGCTCTACATGTTCATCTAGACGTTTTACATCAGCATAACAGCCAGTAAAATTAGTTTCCATCAAAGGCCCCATCTGCATTGCAAACTCGCGAATATAATTATGTGGTTTTTCTGCAATCAGAGGCAATAAGTTTACAGAACCTATGAATGTTTCGTAGGAATCTCTAGCACAATAACGCCAGTATTTAAGAAAACCTTCCCAAGTAGTTGGTGAATGTCCTTTACCTTCATCTTTCCAGTAGTAATGCGTATCATTTAGTAAAGAAGAAATATACCACAAAGCTTTTGCAGATTGCGGTCGATAAGAATGCCATCCGTGAATTAAATCGAAGTTGTAGTTGGTTGTAGCTACACCATATCTAAGCGCATATGCAGTATCATAAGAACCGTTTGCAAAAAACTTTTCAGCATTGCTGTGTTCACATATGGTTTTAAGCATCCCATAATTTACAATTGATTTATAATGGTATTCTCCCCATGGCGCCAAATAAGGAACAAGATATGTGCGTAGTGTTTCTAGGTCTCCATTTTGAATAGCAGTAAATCCAGTGCAGGAAATATATCCGATAGTAGTTTCAAAGTCGATTGCCATATGACTAGCTGACTTGGCAAACTCTCTAGCTTCACCCAGATAAGAAGAAATATCTTTCTTATCTAGCGGAGGTTCTTTATATGTTACCTCAAATCTACGAAACTTCTGTTCTTCCCCAGCCCAAAAACGACAAATCTTCTTAACATCAAATTGCCAAGCCTCATAACGATTTGCCTTTTTAGCCATAGGCCCGCCTAACGACTTTGACCAATCTCTGTTATAAAGATGCATAACATCGTCTACCACAATTGCAGGTATATCCCTGAACAACTGAGAATAATAAATAGAACCACGGAAAAACAGAAGTTTCTTTTTCGTTCCATGCCCGTCAAACTGATGCAGTATTGCAGCCAAAACTGAAAAATCATTCACTACAATACAGCTAGTCTGATATAAATAAGCTGCAATTTGCTCTTGAATTATATCAGCGTAATCAGCTGTCAACGTAAATGTGCCTTTGGTTTTTGGTTTATGCACCCAAAACTTACGCGTCTTATTCATCTCAATGAAATGAATCTTATTGGCTACTTCTGCAGGAAAGCTTTTCCTGATGTATTCAATTCTTCTGCCATTCGCATTAGACGGCCCAAGTAACCATAAGATCTTACCCTTAGTCTTGGTATTATTAAATGGGCTTGGCATATAATGATGCCGCTGACCAAGAGGACGTTCTTTCAAGATCTGATAAGACGCTGCCATTTTAGTTACACCCTGTTTGCTTCAAATGCAGAGTTAGATTCTTTTTGTTTAGTTCGATTAGTTCTTCTTCTGGCAAACCAGCCAAATATCCTTGCCTTATCTCTTGGATATTTTGCCCGCTGCCTTTTGCAAATCCTACAATTTCAAACGGCGGATTAAAATCAGTAAGTAATCCATTTATTTCCATTGACTGTAGAATTTGCCCAAGATAAACTCCATCTTCAGCGAGTTCTTCGCCGATGAAATCTTCTGGTGCCGCTAAGATTGCATTGAAACATTCATCCGTTAGATGAATGTTTCCGGCATAAACTCCTGTATGATTAGACCAATGCGGATAGATAACTACATGCGCGATTATATTGCCCATCCTAATCTTCCTTAATGCCTATACGCCGCTTGAGAAAATCAATATCATCATCAAGCTCACGTTTACGTTTAATAACTTCAGCTTCTTCTTTCGCAATCTGTTTTGTGCGATCAATAAGCTGATTAAATGTCTCCGCAGCTTTGCTATAATATGCACGCTGGCAATCAGTCAAAGAACTATCGGCAGCGCCATGAATACAGGTGTCTTTGTAATCCTGCAAAAGTTCAATCTTCTTCTTCATTTATTTTCCCCTAGATTAGATTGGAGAGGGCCGAAACCCTCTCCTGTGATTTGTTAGTTAAAGCTGCTTCCAGTCAGCGAAAAGATCAATACGGGCATTAACGCGACCTTCATATTCATCATGCGTGATAGAAGCAATAAACTCTTTTCCCTGCGCTGCAGTAATAGTCTCCTCAAGTGTTGCATGCTTGGCAAATTCTTCTTCGCCGAGAATACCTTCAAGGATAGTATTCATCTGCGCAATGGCATTATCCTGTCCAAGAAAGATAAACTCAAAAAACTCCTTACCGACATACTTATCTGCGACTTCTTCTGGCAAAACCTTTACCTTATCTTTATCAAGATAAGTAGCGTTTGGATCAACATTCATACACTCGAACCCAAGTTTTACCATAGGCACTTCCTGCCCTTCATACTTACCTTTCTTCGGCTCGTAAGTCTTCGTATCGTCAAGCGAAGTGAACTTGAAATGATAAGGACCTGCGGGCCAGATACCACCAGAAATGGTATCTTTGTTTTTTGACGAAAGAGTTTCTGCCCAAATATCTGCCGCAGAAACAGCGGTCGGGGCAGCCTCATTAGTCGATTTTCCAAAAGGAGACATATTTATTTTCCTTCTTACTTGTTTTTAACATATCCTGCAAACGCAGGCTCGACAATCTTCATATCTTTTGCTGGCAAAATACCGGCACTAGCTATGAAGTCTTTCCATTCCCAACCAGGGAATTGGAATACATTAGCGGCAATAGACCTACAACCGCCTTCTCTATTTGGCGATGAACCAGTATTAATCAATGTTGTATTTTCATCTTTATTTTCAAAATATAGCACTTCGCCAAAATTGGCTGGCACTTTCTGCGAATGCTTAGACGTGCAAGACTGAATGCCAATTTTTCTTTTAGTAGCAGCAGACTTCTTTCTAAATCCGTTATCGGAAATATCTTCTAATTCATATTCATATTCATAGGCATGCCCTATAAGAATAACATGACAAGGCAGTTTATTTAACGTGCTTAAAATAGTATCCAACACTTGATTTTGAAAATCATAAAATGCGTAATCCCGTTTTTTCGGTTGCAGAATATTCAAATTATTCAATTGAGTGTATAAAAGAACAGTCTCTTGAACAATTGTAGTCCATGAATCTATAATTATAACATCATCGCTGTTCAATTTATCTTGGTCTACTGCGATATAAAGATCTTCTTGATCATCTGCTTGACTAGGCAATACAACAGAACCTTTATTAGCTGCCCATATGAATGGTAACATCTCAGCAAATTTCTTAATGAAAGTTGCAAAACTAGCTTGACCAGGATTAACACCAAGAGGAATACGAGAAATATTTTTTTGATATGCTTCAGGTAATTGATTAAGAATAGTAGCACCATTCTCACCATCAAGAAGCCAAACTCTATGCGTCTTGGCAGCTGTCCCTGCCCACCAAGTTTTTCTTGTTTTTGGCGCACCATAGACAATAACTCGCGCTAAATTAGGCGCAGAAAAGTTATTGATAGCGAGTGAAAACTTTTTCATTAGATTTCCTCATAAATTTTAGCTGGCACAGCTAAACCGAAAACTACGTTGAATATACGCCTGACTTTGTCTATTGTCGTTTTATCTTTGGCGCCTCGTTCTTTTGCGCCAAAAATTAAACAAGCACTTTTGAAGATATTCCTTTTATCATATGTAGGTGCAGGATCAACTGTCGTTCTAACTTCTTCGTGCTCTAGATTCATCATCATTGCAAATGTATAATGAACAAGAGCACGAACTTCATTTGTTGGAGCTATTAGGGCAGCTCTAATATGCCCATCATATGTTGTTTGTTCTAAAGACATGACGCTAACAAAACTCCAAAAGCACAAGAAGCTATAAAAATAATTATCAGCGTGACTAGGTAAGTCATCCAATCTTGATTGTAACTTCTACCCATGGTTCATCTACCTCTTTTCTTTCTGCCGGTTCTTTTCCCTGTAAGATAAAATCTTGCAAAGTTTGCGCATCTTCAATGCCACAGTAATCTTTGAACAATCTACAAGGTCTGTTATAATTTATGCAACCGATACCTGTTCTTGGCCATATTCCCGTAGTTAGATAATCTTCTGTATCTCTTATTACACGAAGAATTCTTTGATACCAAGCATCTATATCTGCCTTAGTTTTTGGAAAAGAATAAGTATTTACCTTCGGTTCTACGGTATCAGTGTAGATGTCAATATACTTAACTGTGAAGGCAGATGTATCTTTTCCTAATAAACTTTGCAGAATAATTCCATATGGAATTAGTTGCTGATTATATTTATACTGTGGGGTTCTATCTTGTATCGTTGATCTATGTGTTTTTATATCGGCTACGGTATATCTATGCGTGAACGAATCAAATTCAATAAGATCAATTCTGCTAATATATGCATAATCTGCTTTCCAGTCTTTATGCTCAAATTTAATTGCGAAGACAACTTCGATTGCTGGTTTTCCATCAACACTAGCTAAGTTAACTGGTGAAATATTCAGCTCATTAGCAGCCGCTTCAGCTGTGATAATAGTCGCAGCGAAACCTCGATTATTCTTATTATATTCATTTGCCACGTCCTCGACAGAAAAATCCCAAATCTTAAAGACTGCAAACATAGCCTCATCACGTGATTTACCGGCATAAAGCGCTTGTATATATTCATGTATAGCTGTTCCGCTCATTGCCGCTAAACTTGGAGATTTATCTGAATATTCTGGCCAATCTAGAATATTAGAAATCCAATATTTTCTAGGGCATGTTTCAAGCATATTTAATTGCGACGTAGATAAACGTATAACTGGTTTGCTCATAGGGAAATATCCAAATCAAGATCGTCTGCTATTTTTGCTTTCTTAGACTTTGTTTTTGCTCGAACAAGTTTTGCTTGCCTAACAGTCCCGGCTAAACGGGCCATTGTTTTAGAGATAATACCAAGATCTTCCGGCGTTAACAAGGTATCTTCAAGATGTGGATTATCTTCCAAAATTACGCGCAATTCGACAAGATGCTGTCGAGCATATCCAGCTTTCAAAGTTTCATCTTTTAATTTCTCTAAAGAAAATTTCCAAGCTTCCTCTGGATTAGTAGGCAACTTTAGCTTTTCTACTTTTTTAGGATTTTCTTTCTTAAGAGTTTCTTTGCTTAAACTCTTCACATTAAATTTGAAACCCATTTCTTTAATCCTCCAAAAGATTATCAAGAGAATTGTTTACTTCACGTGCTATTGCTGCCTTATCTTCTGAATAGAGAAGAACTAATGAATGTTCTCCGAACTTTTCCAGTTTCAAAGAAAACATACGTGCGCGTTTTCCTTGCTCTGCTAGTCTACTTCTACTTCTAGAAATAGCTGTGCGTATTGCCTTTAGAAAAGCTTCAGGGTTCTTATCTTCCGGTAGTCTAAAAGCAAGGCGAACAGGTAACGCTACATGTTCTTCTTTTGGTTTAGCCCTGTTCCAGTCTTCTCTAATGCGCCATTCCTTAGCACCAATAATAGCAATATAAGCACATGCTTCATTTGTAGTTGAAACAGAAATTACAGAAGACTCTTTCCATTTTTGGGCAACAGAATATATTTTATTTAGATCAGTCATTGTTACCATAGACCTTTCCATTGCGCGAAACTTTAGGTAAAATAATCTTTGGATTATGATAATGGGCAGGCCACCTAGCCGCAAGTAGTCGACGTTTAGCTATCCAGGTTTCATTAACACGATTTGATTGATTACCTCCGAGGATTCGGAAATAACCTTTTCGTTCACCTATCAAAAATGCAACATGTCCGCTTCTCGGTCCTCGACTAAAGACACCAACAGCACCATAAACTTTTCCCGCTGGCTTTCCATAATAAGCCCAATTTCGGGCCCAATATGGATTAGCTCTTAATGTTTTATGCCAATCTTTTCTAGAATAGTTAATCGCGCAATTAGACATTACTGTCTCTATGAAATCTCCACACCAAGGAAACTTCCTTGGGTTCCCAACAGTAAATCCGTCAGATCGCAGAAAGTGGGCAAGTTTTTTATTATCAAATCTTTCATGTAGGCCTAGAAATCTATGTGCATAATTTATCCAAATATACGGTGCTTCAAGGCGACTTCTATACTGTTCTTTAACCATATCTCGAAGTTGTTTAATAAAGAAAGTATCTACTGCTGGAGTATCAGCTCCTATAGGATAATTTGCTTTTTTCTTTGCGCAAACTATTGCTCTTCTAGTCCTAGGACCGATAATTCCATCAATCAGTCCTGGATTACACCCGATTATTGCTAGATTAGCTTGTATTTGTTTAACTGTTTGTCTACTCATTTTCCTGGCTCCTATTACTTTCAAATTGTTTTGTTACATATAAATTACACAGGAATTACAAAATTGTCAATACTTTTTTTGAAAAAATTAATCTATCTTCTACTGATGAAATAATCTCTTGACAAGCCGCTCCCTCGCCAGCGCTAGCGCGCCGTCAGCCTTTCCTGCGGAAAGCCTGCCTGCGGCAGACTACGCTCAGTCGCTAATCTTGTCAAGAGATTTTTTCATTGCTTACTCACTGACAACATATCTGTTGATTTGTCCGGCGCTATCATTGACACCATATTTATTTACAGCGCGTTTAGTCATCTGTCTTGGCATTTCTACAAAGTCATACTTGCCCTCAGAAATAAGGTTGGCACACAGCTCTTTGGCCATTTCTTCATTGTCGCAAATGAAGAAAATATTGCGTGCTCCTGCGAACACAATCCATTCAGTCTTATTGTCCATTGAATATTCTCCCTGTTATTGCCCAACCAAACATTACAGCTACTAGAATTAGCCAGTAACTGGATAAGCTAATTCCTAGATAACCTAAGAAGATTGCGCATAAGATAATTATTGCTGTTTCAATTTTCATTTCTTAATCCTCATGATAGTTATTGATTTTGGTGGTTCAGGCAATGCATTTTGCTCAATGATGCGAAACGCTTCCCCAAGCGAGTCAACTTTCCAGTTTTGGCTAGCTCTTTGCCAGTAGAGCGTAAGTGACCAATTCTTTTTCATTAGAGCTCTCCTTTTATGTAGTCAAAATCAATTGCCTTGCTATAGCCGCCAAGTGCTGCGCCTTTCGTAATTGTTGCCGTGTCGCAGACCAACGCGTTATCTGTAACTATTGCCCTGTCACGAACAATGCCAAGATCTTTGACTAGAGCGTTACCTAATACATATCCGCCTTTGAAGGCGATACCGTCATTGGCAATCCAGCAATTGCCAGTTTGAGAAAGATTGTTTTCATTCTCAACCCATCCGTCGAAGTCTCCTTTCTTTACTACATGTTCTGGAATATCTCGCAATGCCTTGATCCTATGAAGTTTTGTAGACTCAATGTAGATCGTTATCTTTGTTAGTTTATATTTTTCATGGTAAAGCCTTCACTTTTTCAATTCGTGTTCCAAGAGGAACATCTTTCCAGTTGCCGATAATTGGCGGTTTATCCCGCAAGATAAACTTAGCTGTCGGTAGATGCATTGCGAGAATCTTATCTCGCGGATCTTTCCATTTCAGGGCGGTTGCCCTATTCGTGCGCGAGCCGTCCTCTGTCTTTACGCTGCATTTTAGATCACAGAATAGAGATAACATAGCAGCTAGCTTATGTGTATAAATATAGCTATCTGTAAGGTAACTCTGCAACCAATAGACCTTGTCATCGACGATAAGCCAATTGGCGTCATAGGCTCTATAAAAGTATGCCTTACGCGTTGGTTTAGGTCGAGGCCATTCTGCTGTCAATATACTTCCGTGAAGAAGATCATAGCGTCTGAAGATTGCGTTCGGTGATAGCGGAGGGCATTCTTCAAACAAAGGTCTTCTAGTATTTGCTGCGAAAACTTCATACTTTTCTTTGTCTAAAACAAGGTGCATTAGTCCATCTCCTCTAGGGCCCAGACTAAATAGCTGGAGGTTAGTCCGTCAGCGTATGTTATGACTACTTGTTGTGGTCGGATTGCCTCTTCTTTTTCGTAACCATAACTGCGAATGACAACCGAGTTTTGCAGATTTTCCTTGGCAATTGCCTTTTGCAGTAATTGCCTAGCTTTCTTCATATCTTGAAAACGCAGATAGACTTTGGCATTTCTGCCCACGTTAAGAGAAAATTTGTATATAATCATGGCCACACTTCCTCTTTTGTTAGTTTTTTCCCACAAACAGAAAAAAACTGTATAGACTCTCCGTCAACTAGCTGTATATGTCCGATTACAGGTGACTTGTCATCTTGGCAGGTAGTGAAAGAGATTAGCTTAGCGTTATTATAATCAGCTAGGATTGCGTCATGCAGATTGAAATTTACGTCATGTTCCCATATGACAATAAACTTCTTGCCGGTTTTGTCTATGGCGTAGGTAGTTTTATGCATGTTAGTGTTCCTCTTTGATGCTGATGAAGAACCATGTGCATGGCATTACTGCGTCTGGATCGTCATAAAATTCGATAGCTAGGACATTTTTGGCAGGTATCTTGCAGATGACGCGCACTTCTCCAGGTATCTTACCTTCTGCAATTATCTTTAGATCATGCAGGTAATCGAGCAGGTTTTGCTCAAGCTTTGCTTGGCATACCTCCTTGAGCACGAATTCTGCTTTGTGCCCGTGAGTAGTTATTACCACAGGCATGGTGAATTGTGCCGCAAACTGCTTGATTGTTGCTTCGTTGTTCATTTGCCTATTTCTCCTTTGCTTTAGGCGTTACTGTGATAAAGAATAGTGCAAATGGAAATTGATCTGGGAATGATACTGTTAGGGTTGTTGTAGTTACTTGTGTGCATATCATACGCACATTTTCACCCATCATTGAACGAAGTTTGCGCACATGTTCATTTAGTCTTTGTTCAAGATTACTAAAACAGATGGTCCTTTCTACTCCTTTAACATTAATTTCGACAGGAAACTCTTGATAGCTATTAGCAAATCGGGCTATGACTTCATTGTTCATTTGTCAATGCCCTTTCTGATCTGTGCCCTGTTGCCGTGTTCGTAGCCAAAACTAAAGGCAGCTCTGTTCTTGGCCCTTAAATTTTTAATCTTTGCTGTGCTTACGTTATTTTCCTCAAGAAACTTGCGCTTTGCATTTTCCCTTGTTTGGACTACTGGCAAGAGAGACTCTTTTTCTCTTTTCCTTGCGGCTGCGATTAGTTTATTGTTGATTGCGGCAAGTGCACCTACAAAGTAGGAGTTTAGCTCTTCTCTGCCATAGATGAATTGTGCACCTTGTAAGATCCAGGCTTCCAATTGCGTTAGCAGATTAGCTGCGAAATAGGTATCCAGCTCTTTCCCATAAAAGAAAATAAAACCATCTTTCGTTCGCAGCGCATATGTGTCTGTGTAAAGAGACACAGCATTTGCCAGTCTAATAATTAGATTTGGCCGCTTTCTGATTGGACATACATATTCGCGTTTGTATTCTGGTTTGTCTTCTGCGATTGCAATGTCTTGGATTGATAAGTTATATTTATCTAGAAGATCGCGTGCCTTCTTGGCAGCTGCAAGTGCTTCCTGTTCTGTGCAGCCCGCTTCTTTTGTCTTTGCGAGTAAGGCTGCAATTTTCTTTTTGATCTTTTCCATGTTAATTGCTCTTCCCGAATGCGATTGATTTTTGAGCGGTTAGATTAGGTGCATTTTTCTTTTGAAAAGCCGCTAATTTCTCTTCAAGAGTAGCTCCTTTTATTAGCTGATTAGTGATAGCTTTTTTAATCGCGTAGGATGTTGCAAGTATGGTCACTTTTTCTCTTGCCCTAGTTACAGCGGTGTAGAGTATTTCATTATTCAGTAGTCTTGCATGGGCATTATGCAGGATTATATATACATGACGAAATCCAGAGCCTTGCGCTTTGTGGACAGTAATTGCCCATGCAAGCTGAAGATTTTCAATTTGATTAGACGTTGAGAAAGAGATGGTTTCTCCATTATCGAATAAAACCTCAATTGAATGAGAAGCCAGTCTTTCGCTGGTTCCGTCTTCATCTGTGCTAAATGCAGATATTGCTGTTGTGTCAAAAGAGATAGACAAGTTTTCGGATGAATGATCTTCATCCGCAATAAAGCCTGATTGTGCATTGCGCACGATTGATACAATCTTGCCCAATTGCCCATTGAAAATGCCTAGGTCTGCGTCATTCTTTGTTGTCATAACTCGGTCACCGATGGCAAAGCGCTTTGTATTGCGCATTGTTTTTACTATGCGCACCTTTGCCGATGGGTTGTTAATTTTGCGTAGCAGCTGGTTAAGCTGTTCCTGCCCTACTGGTGTTCCATTTAGCGGGGTTAAGATAATATCCTGTTCATGGTCATAATCTTGTGCATTATTAAAAAAATTAATTATCTGTTGTTGCGCAAGATGCGCCTTTGCAGAAATGCCTAAGATTTGAAAATCTTCGCCTTTTTCTGGTGCTTTGCCTTGCCTGATTGCATGGGCATTGTTTATAATCAGGGAAACTTTTGTTCTAAATACTTTTGTCAATTCGACTGTTGGCCATTCTGCTGCCAATTCGGGCATGATTGAAGAGCCCATGACTGGCGGCAATTGTGCTAAATCTCCGATGCATAAGATTTTGCAATCGGACGGAATTGCGTCCATCAGCTCTTGCCAAAGATTTGGCGGGATCATTGATATTTCATCAACGATTAGGAAACGCAGTCCCGTTAACTGGCAAGCTTTATTTCTGTGCGGGGTGAAGATTTTCTTGATTATTGGCACTAATGGATCAGCGCCATTTGCAATATCCGCTTTTGACGGTTTTGTTTCAATCAATTCTGGCGCATAATTTATTAGTTTGTGAATAGTATAGCAGTAGGGCGCCCATTCATTGCCTGTATGGTCTTTTAGGACGGAAACTGCCATGCCTGTATAGGCGCAAATTGCTATTGGAAAATGCGCCTGCGGCAAGGCCAGATGCTCAAAGCCTAAATTAGTTTCTTCATATTCTTTCGAAAGCCTTTCGAGAATGGCTTTTGCTGTGAATGTCTTACCTGTTCCAGCATAGCCTATCAGCAAAGAGTGCTGATAGCGCAAGGCATTTTCTAGTGCCATAGCTTGCTGATCTGTGAGATTAGAATTGGCTTTTGCTTTGGCTTTCGCCTTTGTGAAAAAGCTCATCAGAATAGGCCTTTTAATTCATTGGCAATGAAGTTTTCTTTTATTGCCTTTTTCGCTTTCGCTTTTGCCCTGATTTGTGAGGGCAAATCGTGAATTGAGTAAGATTCTTTCTTTTGATTTACTGGAACCAATTTTCCTTCTATTCTTGACTTTGCTTTTGGCGTAGATTGTTCTATTGCCCAAACGATTAATTCTAGATTATTTTCTCTTGCAGGTAATAGGGCATTGGCCAAAGACAACCAATAGTCTTCTAGGTGAATTGCTGTTTCTATCAAGGAAAATTGCGTTTTTTTGAGCATTTCTATTGTCTTTTGTGGATGCTCTTTCAGGGAAAAAGAAATTGTTGCGATTGTTTCTGGTAAAGAGGTATCTAGTGATGCAAGCGAATAGACGTCTGCCAGGAATTGCGCTTGCTCTTCGAGTGTTTGGATTTTGAAAGCGATTCGAAAATCTTTGCCCATTGCTTGGACTAGGGCATAGATTAATTTTGCTAATGGGCAAGAATTGCGCAATCGCAAGTTTGTTGCGATTGTTTCTGACGGCCCGGATGCGATAGGTATTCCGGATTGACAATCTACGATTAGCGAATCCGCGTCGATTGTGCGCGGATTGAATGATGGGCATGAAGATAGAATCAGGAAAGGATTCATTTTTGGCAATCCCTGTTGATTGTTTTGGGCAGAATAGCGGATTGTGATGCGATGGTCAAGGGAAAAATTACGCAGAAATTACGGAAAACGGGATTTTTGCGAGAAAATTGGAACAAAGGCGGAACATTTTATAGGGAATGGTGGGACATGCCGTAATTTGTGATGAAATAGGTGTAATTTTTAGTCTAAATGCGTAATAATAAAGATTAAACGCGTTTGACTGTCGGCAAATAGGGGGGTTCAAAGATTTTGTAATTTTTTCTTTAAGGCGTTAGTCATAGATTCTTTGTCTTTGTTTATTGATTAGATTATGCGGCATTGGGAAATGAAATTACGCGATTAGTCTTTTTGTTACAGGAATTTCATTACAGATTACAGCATGTTTGGGGAGTGCGCGGAAAATGTTGCGTTAATGTTCTGGTTTAGTGTAATTTGCCTGTAATTTTTCGATTATGCGTTAAACATTGGGAAATGTAAAAATTGGAATGAGAAAATTATTTGCGTTGATTTTTTGGAATCGTCGAATATTTTTGCGTTTTGCCTATTGCAGTTTTTGGCGAATTGCGCTATAAAGGAATTGTCGATTAACCCTTATAGAGGAATAGAACAATGACTGATACAAAGTTTGGCCCTGTGACCATTACTGAAGAGAACAAAGCTGAAGTGACGGAAAAAATGATGGGCTTTGTGGCCGATTATGATACCGATTCAATCATCTCCAACATCGGGGATGATGGGCTTACTGTCGGACGCGTGGTCATGGGGCGCGCCTATGATCTTTGCGCTGTAATCGTCGAGACCCCATCACTCAAAGAGGTGATGGCAAATACGGGGGCCCATGATTTTATCTCCAGTTTGCTGGAAAGCGCTTTTGCGAGGAAAATCTTTACCCCAGCGGCAAAACTTGCCAAGAATGGCAAGTGTGCGGCTATTGCCGCGCGCCTTCCAGCGGATGTGGCCGGCTGGTTGAAACCAGCCGAAAAAATTTCCGCGGCTGGAAACCGGCGCTTCAACACGCAATTGCTTACAGATTTGGGTAGCGCGATTGTAAAAAGATTTAAGGAAGCGGCAAAGGCACAGGGCAAGACTCTTGCCTTTTCCGTAAAAGACTTGAGAGAGTGTCTAGAAAATGCGAATTACGCGGAAAGCCTTTTCCCGTGGTTCACTGATGAACACGCAGAGAAAGTCTTTTCCGCGTTGGAGTCTTATGCTGAAAATCATCAGCACGAAGACAAAGACGGGGCGCGCAAGCCTTATGATACAAGGTTTATCGAACATTGGCGCAATCACCGGCATGACAAGGTTGAGGATCAAGGTATTGGAGACCTTGATTTTGACCTGTAACTTGACACAAAATAGCCCTAGGAAACTAATTTCCTAGGGCAAATAGAAAAGGGAATAGGCAAAACCTATTCCCTTTTTCTTTGTTTGCTAGTCGATGGTTTTCCATTCAACTAGTGTAGATGGGCGATTTATTTCAATTAGCGGATCACGCGGCGTATACCTATTTTGGAAACGTGGGATGCTAATCGTATCAGATATCGTGATTATGACAATTTTTTTCTTTTTTCTGTCATATGGAACAATTCTCCACGTGTATTCCTCATCGTAGCTCCCATCCGGAAAGCATACACGCCTTGTGCGCTTTGCGCGCCATGCACCATTAGGCCATGGAGAATTATAATATCCCCCATTATCCATAATTCTTTCTGCTAACTCCTGCCCTAGATTGGCCAGTATAAACATTCTCCAGTAAATTGGGCCGTCTTCAATAATCTTAAAAAACGCTGTTCCCCTAACATGACAGAATGCGTCATTTTTTTGAGCGATAATCAATCTTGCTACTGCATCTGCAAAAGTAGCTAAGTTGATAGCAGAACCAGCTTCATGCTGTGCATACGCGGCAATCGCCGCGTTTTTGACAACTGTGTTGGTGTAAATAGAAGTCATTTTCTTAATCCTCTTCATTGAGTTGCGGCATTATTGCCTAATTGCAATTTACATGTTTTTCTATGATAGTCAATAGGCTAAGCACAAAAAATATAAGTATCTTTGCTTATTGGAATTAATCTAATAAGTTTTGCGTGTTGCCTAAGGGGGGCTATTCCCCCAAGCTAAATTGACAGGGGGTGTGTTAATATAATACCAACAAAAATATTTTCTAGAAAAATTTCAAAAAATTTCAAAAAATTTCAAAAACTAGGCACTCGGCAACAAAATAACATAAAAATTACATGGTATCTCTAGCTTTACAACTTAGCAAAAATATAATATAATAAGGCAAAAGGAGTCAGGAAAATGAGCAATTTTGATAAATCCATCATTGAAGCGGCTGCCGGACTAGCCGCACGCGCCATTCCTGCCCAAGCAATCAGGTTCACTCTTAGTCTAACCGAAGAAGATTACGAATCCTTAATCAGAGAAGAAGACTATCAGCGCCTTCTTCAAGAGGCCTCCTCCTCCCAAGTAGTCGAAGACTTAGAAATAGATGACCTATGGAACAAAGTTGAGAGAGGAACTCTAGCTTCAGTAGCCGAAGACTTAGATAAAGGTTATCTTGAACTAGATACGCCTACGATGTTAAGGATGGCACAGATGGCCAATTCTGCAAAGCGCAAAGTAGATAAGAAAGAGGAAGGCGGTAACCTTTCTTCAAACGGAAATGTGGTCTTCATCTCTATCGGGAATGAACTTTTCGACCATATCTCTAAAACTAAAGTAGATGTGCCTGAAGATGTAACTCTAACTGCGGCAAAAGCTAGTGAGCTGCTCGGCGTTGATTTAGATAGCGCTCCGAAGAAGGTATCCTCTGATCTTGCCGAATTTAGCATAGACTTAGAACCAGAGAAGGAATCTTCCTTTGGCTAAGCAGATTGCCATAGATCGCGATAAGCTATTAGAGCTATTCCGCATAGACTATCGCGCTTTATTGCTGTTTCTCTTATCTGACCAAGAGGGCATCGAGAAAGGTGTGCCTGATTTTCATGTCTATACATTCTCGCTGATGGTAGACAAAGATGAACCGCGCGTCTGTGTAGCTATTCCTCGTGACCACGCAAAGACCACCTTAGCCAAAATTGCTATTTTCTACTTATTGGCATATTCAAATTACTCTTTTCCCATTTATGTATCTAATACTACGCCCATTGCAGCTAATGCGCTGAAAGATGTGTTCAATTTCATTACGAGACCGGATGTTACTGCAATCTATGGTGAACCTACTATCCACGTGCATAGGCCAGGTGAAGGAAGATATGAATTCACATGGAGAAATAAAAGAATAGCTATGGTTGCCATTGGCGCTGGTAAACAAGTTCGTGGTCTCAACATCGGCAATCAGCGTCCTGACTTGGCAATTGTAGACGATTTGGAGAGCGCAGAAGAGCTGAAGACTCTTGCCGGGTATGAGAAAATATCTGATTGGTTTATGGGCACATTTATAAAAGCACTAGATCGAAGAAGGAATAAGATTATTCAAATAGGCAACTTAGTCAATCAGAACTCTATCTTAGCTGATAATTTGTCCTCGCCTAGTTGGAAATCGCTGCGTCTATCCGCCTTCCTGCCAAATGGAGAAGTCTTATGGCCTGCTAGATGGTCACTAGAAAGTCTCAAAGCTGATCTATTGGAGTATATTCATCATGGGAAATTAGGCATTTGGATGGCTGAAATGCTTAATATTCCTTCAAACACGTTAACACAATTAATTGATCCGGCTGAGATCCATTTCACAGATAGGCCAGAACCTAATTCACAGCGGCTTGTCTATCGCTGTATGACTGTTGATCCTGCTATTACGCAGAATAAAAAGCACGCGCACAAGGCATCTATCACCGCGCATGGTTTAACTGAAGATGGATACTGGGTCTTATTAGAAGATTACGCTGAGATTGGCAAAGATCCCTATCAGTTATACAAAAAGATAATGGAAATTGCTAATCGCTGGAAAATTAATGTTGTAGGCATTGAGGCTGTAGCCTATCAATCCGCCTTATTATTTATTTGTGAGACTGAAGCTAAGCGCGCTGGGCGATTTAATATGCGCTTTGTTCCTCTGAAAACAGGTAATAAATCAAAGTCGTCTAGAATTGCGTTGTGGGCAGGTATGCTTAAGTCAGGTGAATATAGACTTACACCGGCTGATTTGCATATCGTGCAAGAATTAATAGATTACGACGTAACGTCATCGCATAATGACGATGATACTATTGACTGCATTGCCTATTTATATCAAATGAAGAGCGTATACGGTCACATAATGAAAGAAATTCTTGACCCAGGATATGATGAGTATAAGATTGTTCCTGATATGGCTAATTTAATAGGAGCCTAAAATGGCTAGAAAAGGCAAAATGCAAATCGCAAACGGAATTAAATTAAGCGCAGATAAACATAAAAAGCTGCTTGATTTCTTGCTAGCCTCTGTCAATAGAAATAGGACTGTCAGAGAAAGTCTTGTCGCCAGATATAGTGTTATCACAAAAAAGCTTAACGGATATCTGGAACTTTCCGCGAATGAGGAAAAATTACAGCGACGAGAGTTAGACAATCAGACCACAGCAATTCCTGAGCAAAAATATACTGTTGCATTAGGGCATCTTGAAGATGTTATTACTAATGTGATGAATATTCTATTTCCTCCAGGGCGTATGTATGGTGCATTAGAGCTTAAGAAAGAAAGGCAAGATATTGCTGCAGCTTTCTCTAGTGTCCTTAACCAACATGCTGAGGAATTTGGTCATTACACAGCATATAAAAAGATGGTTACTTCTGCTGTAGTCTTTAATCTTGGCGCTGTAGAATACAATTGGCGCGAAGATTTAGCCGGAGCAATGGTCGTTCGGACTGGAAGCGCTGTGTCTTATTTAGATCCTTATAATCTAATTTTGGATTATGCGGCACCTGTTGATAACTATGCCTTAGAAGCTGAATACTACGGGTATGTCGACAGAAAGACTAGTCGCTATCTTGAGCGGAAGAAGCGTGAAGGATATTTCTTCTTTGATGAAGACTTATACTCTGACGCTGACGATCATATTAATACTCAGTTTGGAGAGCATTATTTTGACAGACCTGCTATTCGGCCTAAAGGCTGGTTCTCTGATTGCCACAAGGACAAAAGAGCTGGGTTCCAGCTGCATAATTTTCTTAGCACTGGCGAGACTGTCGACTTGACTAAACCTGGTAGGAACGAAGTCATTACTATTTGCCATCGGCTTGTTCCATCTGAATGGGGACTAGGCGCTGATAAGGACTATCAGATTTGGCGCTTTAACATTCTTAATGCTACTCGAATAATCAGGGCAGAAAGAGTTGCTGAGCATCATGGTGTATTGCCGATTGGAATAACATCACCTAAGGCAATGGATGGCTGGCTTAATTCTAAGGGCTTGTCTGAGTTCTTAATTCCTTTCCAAGATTTGATGAGCAACTACTGGAACTTGGGGATTAAAGACTTGCGCAATTCTGTCTACGGTGGCCTGAAATTATACGACCAAGATATGATCCGGCTAAATGAGATTAAAGATCCTTCTACTGGTTGGATACCTGTGAGCAGGGACAATGATGACAGAAGATTTCCTATTCAGAACGCAGTTGCAGTAATTCAGGAAAATAAAGGACATGCAAGCCTAGACAATGAAATTGCCGCTATTCATCAGTTCTTGCAGAAGATGATACCTACTGATCTTACGCAAGTTATGGCTTCGCTTAATCGAGCCGGTAGTCATCAAAGTCGTGTAGTATCTAATGCTGCGTCTAGGTCGATTTTTGCTATTGCTAAAGCTATTTCTGAAGAGGCGCTTACAATTGGCCATTATATAATGACGCAGAATACTATGGCTTTGCAGCCTACTATTACTGTTATAGGGCCTGATGGCGAAGAGGTAGAGCTCAGCGCTGCTGCCTTCAAAGAGTCGAAGATTAAAATAGGTATTTCTGACGGGCTTAAAGGCCTTGACCTTATTGCTGTGCAAGATACGATAGACAAGATGATTCAGTATACATTGCAAAGTAGGAGGAGCCAAGAACAGTATGACGTTGTTCGTATGATGCAGTTTTCCTTGGAGATGCAAGGAGCCAGAATTAATCCCGGTGAGTTTAAGTTTAAGAATCCTTGGGATAAATTAGACGACCAGCAAAAAGCTATTGCATTTGAGTTGTTGCAAAAAGCTAGTCAAGAAGCGCAGAACAAGTGAAAAAAATATGTTTACAGCGGAAGATAAATCGGTATCCGTAGCGAAGCGGAGGCAGGCGCATGCCTGCCTGACGAGCGAAGCGGAGCCGATTTAGCTGGAGCTGTCAACATATTATTTTCACGATTAAATGAACAGAGGAGTAAGAACTATGTCTTTTGATTTTACCGGTAATAATACTGAAAATGAGGATGGCGGAAAGCAGTTAGAACCTAAAGAAAATCAGGATAAGACTATTAAATTTGGAGATGGGCAGCCTGGTGAAGAAGAGTCGTCTGAGAGTGAAAATAACGACGTGAATAACGTTTTTAATTTGCTTACAATGAAAGATGATGCAAGTGAAGTGAAAGAAGAAAGGCAGGAGCAGAGTGAAAATCAAGTTGATCCTGTAAAGACGCTGCTTAGTCAGACTAAAGTAGATAGTCTTATAGGCGATCTTGATTTAGATGCAATTAAGAGTAAGATTGCTGAAGGAGATACAGATATTTTATTTGGCACTATTGCGCATGTTGGTGAAAAAGCTGCTGCTAAGGCTGTTGAAGCTGTTATTAATATAGTGCCAAATATTGTTGAAGCTGCTGTAACTAAGGCTACTGAACAAGCGAAATCTCTTTATAAAGAGACTTCTATTTGGGAGAGTTTTGTTCAGCAGTATCCTGCGGCAAATAAACTTGAGAACCTTATTCGTCCGCAATTGGAATTAGCAGTTAATAAAGGAGCTACACCAAAGGCTGCTAGTGAAGCTATGGCAAAATTATTTGGTTCAGTTCTTAATGCTGCTAAAGAAAGAGAAGATAAAACTAAGAAGTCAGAGGCAAATCATTCGTTTTCTGTTACTGACTTTTTGAAAATATAAGGAGATATTAAAATGGCTGTTAATGGCATGTTTTCTAGTGATGCGTTTAGTGCGTATGCTAAGAAACAGGGTGGTTTTGCTGGTGGTGTGATTGAACTTGAAGCTGTCGGTATGACTCCTTTGATTACTAATCTTGGGCGTGGTAATATTCATAAGGGTCATAAATCTACACAGATCGAGTGGCAGGAGAATGTTCGTATTACCGGGATTAACTATGTTATTGATAATCTTGGCAATCCGACTGGCTCTACGCTTAAGATGGCTGATACTAGCTGGATTACTGAGAATATGACTTTTCAGGTTGTCAGCACGGGTGAAGTTTTGTTTGTTCGTGGTATTAGCGGAACTATTATTACTGTCCAACGTGGTTTTGGTGGGACTGCTGTTACGCCTATTAATCCTACTGCTAATGCAGATGTAGCTGTGCAGCGTATTGGCACTGCTTTTCAGGAAGGTTCTGAGCGACCAGGTGCTGTTGCAACGCAGGGTATGCCTAGGTTTAACTACCTGCAGATTTTCCGTAATTCGTATGCTGTGACCAGAACTGCTACTATGGTTTCTACTAATGAAGGAGATCTGCTGCAGCGTGTTAAGCGTGAATGTTTGTTGTTTCATACTGAAGATATTGAACGGTC